CAAAACTCTAACCCAAAACGGGGGGTGCGGGGGGCAGAGCCCCCTGCCGCCAAACACGCGCCGCGCACGCATTATACTCTTGCAACATGCGTTCATAACGCACACCATCTTCGCACAACAACAACGCACATAACGCGTGCGACGGATCCAGCGTCTCCACCAACAGATTACTCACCACCATATGCACATGCTGCAGGGGGCGATGCCCCCTGCAACCCCCTTCAGTATCGTCTAGATAGGACCGACAGACCTAAGTTATTTACACCTTTACATTGGTCGGAAACAAAAACTGATAAAGGATAAAGAAAACATTATATTTGTTTTATTAACAACTCGATAAGTGTTGCATATTCTGGTTCTTCGTCAAATCTCAGGTTTTTTACGTACTCTAATATTGCCGTTCCTTCTGCTCCCCCAAAAATATCATATTCGTGTATTCTTCGTTTAATGTTCAAAATCATATTGGTGACACACCCCGACCATGGAAGTCGATTATGGATAATAAATGCGTACACATAGCACAACGACTCTAGGTCGTCTCTGCGCGAAGGCGTGTTCCCGTTGTGTACGTTTACAGATACGTATGTAGGACTCCCTATTATTTGTCTGCCTGTCCGATTTTCAACATGTCCCCCATATAGGCCAATGTACATGGTGCTTAGTCCGAAGTCGACGAGTCGACATATTCCTGATTCATCCATAAGAATATTTGCAGGTTTGATATCGCGATGTACGACTCCCATTCTGTGAATAGCTGCTATTGCAGTAATGCATTGTTTAAATATGTTCGCCGCTGTGCTGAGTGGAACATTTCCAATTTTGTCCAAGGATTTTCCACCGTAAGGCAAGACTAGACATCGGTGCCCATCGACTACGCCGTACCATTTCAATAATAGCATTCCTACAACATTTCGGAGGCGCATGTATATGGATGCTTCATGTTTCAGCATTCCAATGTCGCTTTTCGTTGGCTCTGTTTTTATCACGACATGGTCATTTGTGCGAATATTCTGAGCATGAAAAATCTGCGAGAATGCACCTCGACCAAGTCGGCCAGTTATTTCGTATTTGTCCACAAGTGTGCCAGTATCCAGAATGATATAATCACTGTCGTCAGAATGTTCTTCGTCATGAGACATGGTATGATTATGCGAAATAATAGCTAATATAGGAGGGTGGCGTATGTGCGTAATGTCGTTTTTAGTTGATAAATAGGTGAGAATATGAAGTATATATCTATAAATATCTAAATGGTTTGACGAGTAGTATACGGGGTTTCGAAATACAAATTGATTTACATGCAGCATGCTGGAGCCATGAACAAGAGTTATTGAAACCACAAGATATCATCTAGAATACATCATGGTACGCCAACTTGCGACCGAAACCTATACTCAATCGTCTAGCAATGCGAATCTGGACCTTACACCTTATTTCAGTTCATTTCCATACGAGCTGAGTCCTTTCCAGAAGTTTGCAATTGAAGCTATCGTTACGGGTAACCATTCGTTGAGTTGTGTCCCTACTGGGTCTGGCAAGACGTTGCCTGCTCTGTTTGCAATTGACTTCTTTACTTCCCAGACCCCTAAAAAGAAGGTGATTTATACTTCGCCTATTAAGGCACTTTCCAACCAGAAATACTACGAGTTTACGCAGAAGTTTCCCCATCTGAGTATTGGGCTGCTTACGGGAGATATAAAAATAAATCCTGAGGCAGATGTGCTTATTATGACAGCAGAAATATTACAAAATACGCTTTACAAAAAGACCCAAGTTGGGGCTGGAACTGTTACTAATGATGTTAAGTCCGAATGTGGTGCTGTGAATCCATTGTTAATGTTTGATGTGGATTTTGACACGGAACTTGCTTGTGTCATTCAGGACGAAGTGCACATGATAAACGACGTTGACCGTGGTCATGTGTGGGAAAACACGATTCTTATGCTGCCTACGCATATTCAGATGGTGATGTTGTCTGCGACACTGGATGATCCTGCTAAGTTTGCTCGCTGGATTGAGACCCGTGGCGAGGATGTAGTTGCCGTTGATAAGCAGGTGTACCTTGCGACATCAACGTATCGACCAGTCCCACTAACGCACTATTCGTTTATCACTGCAACAAGTGGATTATTCAAGGCAGTGCGTGACAAAAGCGAGCAGGAACGGATTCGTCGACAACTGAACACGTTGCATGTTATTCAGGATGCTGTCGGAAAGTTCGACGAATCGAAGTATCATGAACTGCGCAAGACGCTAGGTTTGATTGCTGAGAACAAGGTGTTCATCAAGCGTGCGTTTGTATTGAACGAGGTGTGCAAGTATATGTTCGAACACAATATGCTTCCTGCGGTGTGCTTTATTCTGTCAAAGCGGCAGATTGCAGAGGCCGCACGCGAGGTGAATGTTCCTCTGCTGGAGGACGATTCCAAGGTGGCTTACACTGTGCAACGTGAATGTGAGCAGCTACTTCGTTCCAAACTTCCCAATTTCCATGAATATTTGAATCTCCCAGAGTATCTAGAGATGGTGAAGTTGCTCGAGCGGGGGATCGCCGTCCACCACAGTGGTGTATTGCCAGTTATTCGCGAAATCGTGGAGATGATGTTTGAGCGTGGATATATCAAGCTTCTCTTTGCAACTGAGACGTTTAGTGTCGGTCTGAACATGCCAATTAAGACTGTTCTATTTACAGACGTTAAAAAGTTTGATGGTAGTTGTCATCGCATGCTACTTCCGCACGAGTTTGTTCAGGCATCTGGTCGTGCGGGTAGGCGTGGGATAGACACAGTTGGAAACGTGATCCATTTGACGAATCTATTTCGAAATATCGAGCTTACGGATTATCGAGTAATGATGCAAGGCAAGGCCCAATCTCTTGTTAGTAAGTTCCGCATATCGTACAATTTGGTGTTGAATCTGGTTACATCGAGTGTTCGGTCATTGGAGTCTGGTGTATCAGATTCGGATTCAGCATGTGGCGAGATAAAGTGTGCCGAGTTTTGTAAGAAGTCGATGGTTCAGCACGAAATATCTGGTCAGCTCCGCGCGATCGATTCGAAGATATCTCATGAAAAGTCGGAACTTGAACGACTTGGTCGTGCCACTAGTTCCTTACGCACCCCCGAAGATGCAATGTCCCAATTAACATATCTACACGAGGTGCTCGCCACGGCGAAGAACAAAGCGAGAAAGCAAGTGGAACGCGACATCAAGAATCTGGAGGATAGTCACAAGTATATAAATGCGGATATGAAGACGTTTCGGTTATTACGTGAAAAACACGATATAATTGATTCCCTTGAGCAAGAGCGAGAATGTGCATCGAAGTATTTGAATCGCAACAGTCGGATTATTATGGATAAGTTGTACGAATCTGGATTCTTAATTTGTTCGTCAGATACATTCAATAAAACGAGTGGTCATTCTCTATCTGTAAGCAATATGATGACAAGGAAGGGTGTATATGCGAGTAATCTTCGCGAAGTGCCGTGTATGGTGTTTGCGGAGGTAGCGGTGTCGAAGAGTTTTGATGCACTTACTGCATGCGAGTTTGTTGCATTGGCAAGTTGCTTTGCGGGTGCGAAGGTGTCAGACGACAAACGGCTTCAACGTGTGCCCGCAAATCTTCCGACGGTGCTGACTGATTGCATTCATATTGCGGAGGGTGCGGCGAATCATTATTTGGATTTTGAGAATAGTCACAAGATATCTACTGGTACGGATTACGAGTTGTCGTATGACATTATATACTATGTGATAGCGTGGTGTGATGCGGATACGCAAGAAACATGCAAGCTGATATTGCAGGATATGGAGACAAATGATGTTGGTATTTCAACGGGCGAGTTTGTGAAGGCTCTTATCAAGATAACCAATATAGCAAGCGAGTTGGCGCGTGCGTGTGAGTTTGTTGGTGACCTTTTAGTTGCTGAAATGCTGTCAAAAGTCCCTGCGATGGTTCTGAAGTACGTTGCAACAAATCAGTCATTGTATGTATAAGTTTACATAAAGTTGCTTGTGTTGAAAACATAAAATGAAAACAAAAAAATATGTATTGTATATATTTTTTTGTGCGATGGGTTGATGTTGGCGTATGGGATAATAATGCTTACCGACGCGGTGGCCGTTTTTTCGCTGTCAGTTTTTTCCGCATATTTTCTCTCCTTTTTGTTATTTTCACTCCCTTGGATTTTTTTAGTTTGGAGTTGGCTTTCGCTTTGGATTTCTTCGAGCTTATGCGTCGCGACTTGCGTCTTCGTCGGCGAGTGCCCCCAACCTCTCCCTTTTCTTCAATATTGTACTTTCTAATAATATCAAATAGGTTATCTCGAATCATTTCGTATCTTTGCACGTCTCGCAGACTTTCTTCTCTTTCTTTTTTGGAGAGAGAAGGGTCTGCGTTAGACTCAACGTAACTTTTTATGTCTGCAACAGACTTGTCCATTTCTTCACTAAAGTAGTCACTGAATATACTATACAAGTCATCTTTTGTGAAATCTGCAATTGTATTGTTCTCTCCTTGGTGCTCGCGATACGCATCAATTGTTTGCTGATGAGTATTTACAATATCATTTATTGTCTTCCAAAAAGTGTCCATTGTATCATTTCCACGAACGAATGCTTCTATTTCGCTCTGTATTTTGTTACGTATACTCATTTCATCGCCAAACATATTCCGATAGAATACCACCTCATTATTATCGTCATAAAAAGGCTCCATATCTCGCATAGGAGATAGTTCGTCCATGCCAATACTTTCCTCCTTTGGAACGAATATATTGTTGGTGTTATATGTTGATACACGGCGAACGGGTGTTTCATACGCAGGGTTCGCAGGGTTGTTATTGATATCATTTAGTCTCTGTTTTTTCTGTCTGGGTGCATTAGTGTTACGGTTTTCGTTATTTGGGGGAATGTAAAGCGAACCGTCTTGAATATCATTCATTAGAAAGTTGTCTGTTAAACTTCGTTTACTCATATATTTAGGTTCTGTCTGTCTGTCTCCTGAAAATGTCGCTGAATCAATGTTCCCGTATACAATATACACAGAAATTAGAGACTCAAAAATGATAGATTTGCAACTACTTATTTTCTCTCTTCTCTCTGTAATTCTTCTCAAGTAATTTGTCGACATAGGGGTATTATGTTTGTTTTTTCGAAAAGAATATCGTAGTGTATTACATAATCAATCAAGCATGAAGCAAGTTCAAAGTGATTCTTCTCAAAAGTTTGACATTGCGGTCGGGTTCTGTCTAGAGTTCTATCGTGCAATTATGGCAGCATTTTTAGTAATGTTTGTTCCTCAAAAATGTGGTGTAGATGTATGTGGAACCACCGATAATATGTTGGCAGGTAAGAGTGGCTTATATGATGCAGCTGGTTCTATCAACATTGTCACATTTTTGTCATTCATGTACCTGTATTATGTAGAAATTAAGCGCGAGCACAAGATGATCGACTATCTCGAAATGAACCGCGAGCTTCCCAAAGATAATGATAGTGTCGGTGAGGCACTAGTGAAGCTCGATAAGGGCAAGCAGGACGAACTACACTCACTTGACCATAAGTATCTGTACGCTGGATATACTGCGATGTTCATGTTTTTAGCGAATACTGGATTATCTGCAGTGCCAATTATTAACAACTCTCTTGATGCCAAGACATACACAGTTCTCCTTACTAATGTGCTGTTTATTGCATCTAAGCTGCACGAGGTCTACTCTATCGTGAACACAAAGGAGCATGTGTTTTACTCCGCATACCTAACTGAGCGGCAACAATTCAACGACGTTGACCCTGACATGCTTGTTGATGTCCAGAAACAGAGTGTCGATGAAGAGCAACCGCTTTCATCTGTCGAAGTCACTGCTGTTGTAGAAGAGAAGGATGAGGTTGCCGATGCATAATCATCGATAGAGTGAAAAATAAAATAGTAATAGTAATAGTAAAAATAGTAAAACATAATATATCATCATTTTTGATATATTATGTGGTTAGAACATACATGTGATTGCAGGTGGTTATAAGTCGTTTTTATCAAGAACTGTTTCCGCCGCTACGCGTTTAATAATTTTCTTAAAGTTTCTTTCGTCTTCCTCGTCGGTGCCTCCGCCAGAGGCCTCGTTGACAATTTTCATGTAAGTGCGGTGTATGGTTGATGAAAGATTTTTGTGTTCAGGGTGTTTGTCTTTCCATTCTGGTAAGCGTTTAAAGTTATTATTTGCCACATATTTTATAGCGGTGCATATTTTTTCTTTATTTGTGTCTTTCTGCCATTCATCATTGTCTTTTACGTATACTGAGTCACGCTTATTATCGGTGCAATGAATCGGGCGTTGTGTTATTGCCAGCCCCTTGAGCCCTTCGATCATCATGTTACTAATGCCTTCGACGAATCCTGTTTTCCCAATACGCTCTAAATCTTCCAAACGATACTTGAGAGAGTCGACAAACTCCATCAAGTTCATTGCGTCTTTACAGTCTTCGTTTAAAAAGACATGAAGATTGAAATTATTGGTTGCATTCAACGTGTTATTAGTTGTATTGTTGGTAGTTGTGTTGTTTACAGTGGTGTGAGTGATGTTGGTTGGTGTGACTTTTGTTTCGGTTAGCATTTTCATGAGTTTTGCATTCTGTTCTATGAGTTCTTTCAGCATGTCTATTGGAATGGCATCACTAATGAGTTTATTAGGGTCATCAGTTGTATCATCAAGAGACACTTGTTCTGGTTGTCCACGAACAAGCTTGCAAATTTTCTCGTGCTTTATTTTACTATTTTTAACTGCATACTCTTTCCCACAGTATTGGCATTGCCCTATCTCATCGCTAATAATTTGGCAAATAGTGTCGTTCTCTCTCTTTTTATCCCCTAAAGTATTTGTTATAATGACATGATGTTTCGTGGTAACGACGTGTTTTTCGTAGCAGGACCTTCTATTTGTTTTATATTTACATGGGGTACACCTATATTCGACCCGAGACATTTAGTATTACATAATATAATATTTTTAAATGATATTATTTGTCATATTTTGGGTGCATTTGAGAGCATGATAAGTAACCCGAGTTTGTCAATTTGGGTGCATTTCCTTAGCATAATTTTTTTATTTTTAAGGCCCATATTTTGATGCTAAATATTGTTAGCATGGGTGGTGTACGGGGTCGCCCCATTTGGGTGCATTTTACACCATAGTTTTCCGTCCGTTTTCGTCCTAAATATTATGCTGTAAAATGCACCCAAATGGTCAACATCGGGTCTGTGAAAATGCAGTTATTTTACTTGACAAAATACGGTTTTATTTTCTCAGTGCCAAATTTCTTCAAAAACTTCCAAAAAGGGACGAAAAATTTAAAAATGTCCAAAATGAAAAATTTGATTTTCGGGAGTGAAAATTCCGACATATGACAGAATTTAAAAATTATGCAGTCAAAGTTGTAAATAAATTTTCAGCTCCACTGCATAAGAAAAAAAATATTTTTTGTTTACAAAAGTTCTTGATAATTCAAAATGGACAATTTTATTCTTCAAAAAATGTCCAAAATGAAATATACGAAAAGTTTGTGAACGAAATTTTTGCACAGAATTTAACCCGCACTGAAAAACATGTTTTCATGTATTTATGTAGTTATTTGTTACGTTATATCATGTGTATATTATAGCCATAGTGAAAATATGGAGCGATTTATATTTTTAGTGTAGATTATTCTCTAGGCGAATGCGAATACTATTACTGATACTATTACTGCGGAATATTTGTATTTTGTTATCATGTTTTCATTCATGATAATTACATCCTTGGTTAATAACTCAATAAATATGACTACACCACCCGTAAGATATAGAACAAAGTAGATAAAAAACAGCAGAAAGTTTAGGCTTTATTAGTCATAATATATTATAAAATACTATACTATAGATATGTATGAAGGTGGTGCTATATCCGATATAGCAGATAAAAACGTTGCTTCTTATGAAGTTACTAATAGAATTAGTCTTATCATTAATGATATAGATATAAACCCCGTTGTGTTAGAAAAAGCTCGTCTAGCAGAACTAGCTCATGCATCCGCAGTGGCGGAAGTAGCTCGCCTAGCGGAAGAAGCT